TCACCAAATAAGTTAAATTTAGTTGGGAATGTATCTTTTATATAATCGAATAAACTTTTACTAACTTGTTTAATTTGATTATAAGGAAATTTCTCACCTTTAATTATAATAGACCCTTTGTCTTTAAGTTGTACTTTGTAACTCATAATAAATCCTTTTTACTTTCTGACCTACTAATTTGAGCTTAACAAATGAATGTCATAGGCTTAGTAGGTTCTATTAAACTTTTAGCGATAAAAACTTAATAGATTGCCAATAGGCAAATGGAAAACTTAGAGATAAGCTTCCATCATAAATTTAAAAAATTGACCAACTATTTACTAAATAATGTTGCAACATCTTTTACATTAGTAAATCGGTATAAACAATAAAAGTAAAATAAGAAGACAGACTTTAGCCTATACTACTTATTTTATATCTTAATTATCAAGCTAAGTTAATAATTGATACTACTGAATTTCCTGCAACAGAAGTCATTTTGAAATCAGTAAAAGTTTGACCAACATAAATGTTAGTACCATTAATGATATTTCTATCTTGTTCTAAACCTACAGCATTTCTTTTTGCTCTTTTAAATGAAGGTAAATGAACAAGTAATGCAGCAGTTAATGTACCATCAGATGCTACTTTACCGTTTGCGTCTAGGTTATGAGGCACATACTCAGAAATAATTACATTAATTCCGAAGATACTTGCGATTGTACCAGTTCTTAAAACAGCTCTATCAGAACCAATTTTATCTACTGTTAACACTTCATCAATTCCTAGTAAATCATAAAGAGTTTCAGGGTTGATAATTAATGCCATATCTGCAGGATTAACTCCAAATACACCCATTGCTTTTCTAGCTGCTTTAATATCATCAAGAGTAATTGCATTACCTCCACCGTCAACTGTGTTAACTAATCCGTATTTTCTAAGACCTTTTGCATAAGCTCTTGTTACATCAGTTGCTGCTGGGTCTCCATTGATATTATCATCACCAGTGTCTTGGTCTGCATTTACAATAGCTTTTTCAACACCTCTTGCAAGTGATTTTGCTAATTCAGTTTTAACAACATCCATAAGTGTATTTAATACAGCTTCTTGATTTGTTTCATCAGCAGTGATAACTAATGATTTAATTTTAGAAACTTGGAATTGAACTTTACCACTTGTTAATGCACTTTCAATAGCATCTTCAGCTGGATTAATTAGGAACCCTTCTCCTGCACCTGCATCTAATCTTGGAACAGATAATACTTGTACATTTTAAATCTAATTCCATTTTAGTTAAAATTTCATTAGCAAATGCTTCTTCAACCCAGTTAGGTACATCAGATGGTTTAATAGCTTTTTCGATACTTCCTGCTAATTCTTTATATTCTGGTGTTTCATGTAATGCTCTACCAGTTAAAATAGACTTAAGTTTCATATTAGCAGCTTTTTCTTTTAACTCTGCTGTAGATACTTCTTTTTCAGCTACTGGCACTTTTCTATCAGCTTCTGCTTTAAGTACTCCAAATTCTTTTTCTAATTCAGCTACTTTATCTGCAGCACCTTTAGCACCTTCTAATTCTTTCTTTAATCCTTCTACTTCACCTTTTAGGTTTTTAATTAACTCTAAACTCATTAAATCTCCTTGTTGATTATTAAATATTTTCTAATGCAAATTTATTTAATTTGCTTGATAACTCTTCGTGTGCTTTCATAAGCTCATCAAATTCTTTTTCTGTTACTTCTAATTCTGCAATTAAATCAGTTAAACCTTTTTCTTTAGGTTCATCTTCTACTACTTCAGCAGGCTCTTCCGAAGCTTCTTCAGCTTCTTCTACTTCAGTCTTTTTAGCTAACTCTTTTGTAGTAGCTACAAGTTCTTGAAGTAATTTAACAATTTCTTCTGTCATTTCTTTTTCCTTATTATCTACTTTACTAGATTTTATCTTATTAGACTCAGGTTTATAACCTTTTTTACCTAATAAACAAAAACCATCCTCACAAGGATTTTCTACTAAATTAAACTTAGAGTCTTGATTTGCTGGAATACTAACTAATGAAATCTCTAATAATTCTACTTTTAAGAAATAAAATGTATCAGTTTCCTCATTATATTCTCCCTCGATTCCTCTGAACCCTATACTAAACATAGAAACTACCCCAGCTTTAACTGCAGCGTAAGCTTGTGGGTTAACAGATTTATATACTTCAGCTTGAACATATAATCCATCATTTCTTATTTCAGCTTTTATTACTTTACCTGCTGGCTCATCTCTTCTATGTTGCCAAAGTATTATAGGATTTTTGTTAAAATTTGTTAAATCAATACCATAAGGAATAACAACATCATTGTCTCTATCCTTAGAGTTATAATTTGCAAACCCTTCTACTATAATCTTTTCATCATCAGCTTCTCCTGTCAATGCTTTCAACTTAACATTAACAAAATTCTTATCTTTAATCATCTATATTCCTTTTAGTTATTTAGTAGGTGTGTTTTCACTTCCACCTGTGCTATTACTTCCTACTGGTTGTTGGTTAGTAGGACTCAACTGCACTTGCTCACCTGTAACTAAATCTGTTGGATTACTTCCACTTAAATACGATGGTGCAAATTGGCTATCCATATAAACACCCTCTTTTTGTTTGTAATTAAGTGCATCTCTAGCTTCATTAAATGATATAACGCCGCTAGCTAACATTTTTGTAATAGCTGAAACTTTACTTTCTGATATTTCAGAAATCTCTGGAATATTGCTATAATCACTTAACACTCTAATATTGTTATTTTTAAAAACCCTTTTAAAGTGAGTTTCTAATGTCTGTAATAATTGATATATCATAGGTCTTATTACATTATTTAAAAAATTAAGCTTAACTTCTTTAATATTAGCTGAATTACTTGAAGCTCTTCCTACAAGTGCTTTATCTACTTTAAAAGCTTCATACACTCTATCTTCTGTAATACCTAAAGCTTCTAATAACATTCCATCTTTTGGACTTAATTTAAGCGGTTTATATTGTAAATCATTTGATGCTATTATAAACCCAAATCTTTCTTCACCACCTTTACCATACAAAGCATTAAATTGTGCTTTCAAAGAATCTACTTGTCTATCACTTAAAGGATATTCGCTAGATAATAACCCACTAACAATTAATGAATTTTCGTAAAATGCTTTTAAATCATCAGTTGCATACGATTCAGTAAGTAAAATATCAGTTAAAGCTATTAACGGACTAATACCATAATAACCTCTTGATACTTCAACATTTTTAAAATGTATTACCTCCTCTGCCTTATAACTTATTTGTTTATCAAAAATAAACCCAGTTATATATTTCTTTGTATCAGGTACTATCTCTGTTCTATTAGGAGTTAATAACCAACTTTCATAGCTCCCACCTATTTTTTCAAAAGTTAAATAACCATTACCACTAATTAAATAACTTTGAATATAGCCTTTTATTAATTGACTCATAGGCATAAAAGGGTTTGGTGTATGCTGCCAATCTAATAATTTTTGATTTTTAGTTGGTATCAGCTCTCCTGCTCTTTCTTCATAAATTTTTATTTGTACTTGACTTGCTATATCAGAAATAAAACTAACACAAGTATTCACTAAATCAGAATTCGTATAATATGCACTTGTGTCTGCTGGTTTAGATAAGTTAGCAGCTAATAATTTATTATTTTTACTAGCCTTAACATATACAGGCTCAGTGTTCTTTATTTCTTTATTTATTTGTCTTGGTGGGGAATTGGATTTATCAGCCCCAAAAATACTTTTCAAAAGTCCCATTATAAACTTCCTTTGTTGATGTTGCTTTGTCTTGCACACACTCTCTATTATAATATTCGCTACCCTCGTACAAAAAATCAACCTAAATTTCAATAAAAAGTGTTATAAACCCCTTAAATATGGTATTAATAAATTTTAAATTTTTATTTTTGTATGGGTATAAAATGGGTATAGTCGATTAAAACTATTAAACAAACTTAAATAAATATAACCTACATATACTAACAAAATATTAAATGTAGGTAATTGCGTATAACATAAGAAAACCCCTATCCTTTGGGTGGGAATTCCTTATAATATATATAACTATATAATGTTATTTGCTATACATATAAAAATATTACATTTTAGATATTTCTTTTATTCTATCTAAACTATCAGCTGTATCTTTATCTACTCTCTTCTCAATAAATCTTGGTAAATATAAAGTATAATTATCTTTACTTGATTCAATAATATCAAACGCTTTAATAGTTACTATGCTACCTA